TAATGTTGCGCCAGAACCAGCAACAAAAACGATTGTTGTCCCAACTGGAAAAGCAACTTGAGGTGTACCACCAGTAGTATTTCCAGGAATGGTTATTGTGCGAGTTGCTGTTGAGTAGATGTGTTTTCCAGCATCGGCCGCAACTAGACGATAAGCACTTGTCGTGGTGGCGTTTTGTGGTAGCCCCATATAGCCAAAACCGCTAGTGCCAGTTGAGACTGTTCCAGCGGCAGGGTTTCCAGTAACATTTCCTGCAAGAGTAAGATTGCTAGCGAGTGCGGTTACGCCTGCACCGTTTACGGTTACATCACCAGACAAAGTTGTGGCAGTGACAACACCGGTAGTGGTGGTTCCGAGCAATACCTGACCAGCAGTTGCGTTGGCTAATTTGCTGTGAGCAATAAGGGCCGAAGCATTGATGTCAATGTTCATGATAGTGCCGTTGAGAATGTTGGCTGAAGTAACAACCCCTTCTTCAATGAGCGCTAATTGCGGAGTCCATTCTGTACCGCTCCAAATGTAAATTTTGTTATCGTCCTTGAGGTAGCAGATTCTTCCCTTGTTCTCTACGCCAAGTGCTGGTTCGGTTAGAACAATATTTGGGGCCGTGCCGGTAAACCCACCAAACGCAGCGTCTCTTTCATCCGAATCTTCAAAAACAATGAGCGCCTGGTCCATGAAGTACGTATTTACATCGGACGCATCAAGAATTTCGCCATCCTGAAATAGTTTGATTGGCATTTAAGACCCTCTTGTTGGTAGAACTCAACTCAATTTTACGTTAATTCAACCGCGCAGAGGGTAAGTAGTTGCTATTTAAAGTTCGTAAAAACCTTTGCCCCAAAGAGTCAAAAGACGAGTGAAGTATTTTTCGTACAGTAGTGCGTTGACGTCTAACCCAAAACGATTGACTGCATATTCTCTAATCGCTTTACGGTCAAGAGTTGGGGCAGCGACAGCAGCGTCAATAAATTGTCGCAATGTACGGCAACGAAAACCATTAACTCCGTGAATTACGTTTTCAGGAAAAGCGCCCCAGTCGGTTGTGATTACCGGAGTGCCACATGCCATCGCTTCGGCTACAACCAATCCAAATGGCTCGGTGTAAATAGTTGGCACAAAAGATGCAATCGCTCCGCCCATCAACTTGGCTCGTTCTTCTGTTCCCACAACACCCACGTACTCGCCGTAATCGGGCACAGTTCCCTGTCCAGCGACTATGAGACGCTTTCCTAGGTGTCTGCAGACGTCTACGGCCACCTGATAGCCCTTACGGTCTATAAGCCGTCCTATGAAGAGATAGTAGTCATCGGGTGTCTCTCTAAAAGGAAAGTCTTTTATGTCTACATGGCCTGGGATTACATCATCGTAAAACTGACCGTCTACGTCATTGGGGTTGCCAGCCGCTGCTCCGTAAACAACATGCATCCAGGCATAGGACTCAAAGACCTTGTACTTGGCAAAAGTCCCACCGTACCCAACTTCAAACTCTACGGTCATATTGTTGGGGAAAGCATCAGCAATCACTTTGTGCGCCCGTCCACCAATAACACAAATAAAGTCTTTGGGCTGGATTCGCTTAGCCATCTCTTCAATGGCTGTGTTGTTGAACTTAACCCAGTGAGGCAAGGAATAGTCAAAAGACGCAAGGGAATAATGCTTGCCTTCCAAGGAGTCAAGGCGCTCCTGCTCGGAAATGCACATGATGTTCTCATCACAAGGCGCATCGGTGAATTCCCCACCGTAAAGAAAAACCTCATGATTGAGGGATTTCATCATTATTGCAAATTTACGAACATTCTCAGTAAACGCGCAAGCCGTGAAATCTAGGGTCGTGTTTGCGTGAGGAAGACCTACTACATGAAATCTCATGCGACTACTCTACAGAAGATACGAAGTTCTGTCCATCCCAGATATCCCCAATTTCAACAGAGTCAACTATACGAAGAACTGGGCTAGACGCAAGGACCGCTTCCATCATCTGAAGATTGTCGCCACCCTCAAAAACGGGGAATGAGTATTTGAGCACGGCTTCACCGTCCACTTCCACAACTAAAAATTTTAGTATTACATTATCCATAAATTCTCCTTAAAGAAATTAACAAGGGTCACCGAATACGTTAAGACAAGGCTCACTGGAAGTAAGGTTAATTGTATTTGTTCCGTTACAGACCGTAACAGAATAGAAAGCATTGCTGAAACCGCAAGCGCCACAGGTTGGGTTAGGGAACGCATAGTACGAACCAGGGGTGCCAGTGTAGGTGTAATCTATTCCGCCCTGGCTGAAATCGCCTGTCTTGGCTGCGCTTGTGTAAGAGCCACAACCGGTACAACTGGTACAAGTTCCACCCGTGCAACTGCCGTAAGCGCCACTGCAAGCAGCGCTGTTGTCTGAGTTGCGTAGTGGACCCGGGGTGGAACTAGTAGCAGTCCTGGTCCATCTGTAGCAAAGTCTACTTCCAGTCCGGGTGGTGTTGGTTCCTGTACTTGTTCCGCAATCACAAGCAGCACAGTCGCATGCTACTGAAGCACACGTTCCTGAATCTGTATATCCACCAAAAGCCCAAGCAATACTGGCCTCGGTAGTAAGCCCGCTCGCATAGGGCCCTTGACCAACACCATTAACGCCACTGGCTCTTACTTTCCAACGGTCAGTTCTGTACTGGGTAGCCAAAGCCACAGATAGACCAGCAACTTCCGTATATCCATTTAGAGTTCCACCAATATTGCTGTACCAAGTGGTTCCGTTGTCGTTAGTAACCTGATATCTGTATGCAGTTACGGTGGAGCCATTAGATGCTGCTTGACTCCATGTAAACGTATCTGTTGTATCACCATGTGTTATTATTGCCGTTCCAGGAGGGCCTGGAACAGTCGCTGGAACCGCGCCTGCAGAAATAGTGGAGTACGAACTATCTCCGGCACAGTTTGTTGCTTTTACTCGGAAGTAATAAGTTGTTCCATTGGTCAGGCCATTCACTATCAACGGAGACGATGATGATGTTGTTCCAAAAGTAGTAACAGAAGAGGCAAATGTTGAAGAAGTTGAGTACTGAACCGTGAACGTAAACGGAGGTCCGTTGCCACCAGTTCCGGCTCCGCTTGGTGCAACCCAAGACACAGAAGATTCTCCGTTTGCATTGGACGTACCCGACACACTGGTTGGAGCGTTGGGAACAGTTGCAGGAGTTATCACTGTAGACACGCCCGAGTAAGAGCCAGTTCCGTATGTGTTGACTGCTGCTACTTTAAAATAGTACGTCGTTCCGTTAGAGAGACCAGTTACTGTTGCTCCAGTTGATGCAGATGTGCCATCCGAGAACGTGGTCCAACCACTGGTACCGTTAGTGGAGTATTGAACCACGTAGTCAGTGATTGCAGAACCACCATTGTTTGTTGGTGCGGTCCAAGAAAGAACAGACTGAGCGTTTGCGCATGTTGTAGCCGTAGGTGTTCCGGGAGTGCCTGGTACTGTGCCCAGAAAACCACTTGCTACGGTTCCTCTATGAAAAGGCATTACGCGCTCAAGTCGCCAATAAGTACATAACTGTTGGTCGTGATACAGAATAATGTAGCCGAAGAATATTGAGCACGAAGTTTTAATCCAGGAGTAGCAACTGGAACTGCAGTGCCATTAAATGTTACGTTGCCGGTTCCAAAACGAAGAAAATCAATGCTTTGTCCTGCCGTTATGCCGATACCACTATTTACGGTGATATTAATATCTCCACTATTTGTGAGTTGAATCAACTTGCCAACGTCAGATGAAGATGGAGTGTATGTTGCACCTGAAACAATTATTTGTGAAGTTGCCCACGTCCCTTGCGTTCCCGATGCTCCAGAAACTCCCGAGACGCCACTAACTCCAGATACTCCAGATACTCCTTGTGCTCCAGAAACTCCCGAGACGCCCGAGACTCCAGAAGCACCTTGCGGACCAGACACGGTAGAGGCAGTTCCACTTACACCAGAAACACCCGAAGCGCCCGACGGCCCTGTTGCGCCGATAACGCCAGAGACACCGCTTACACCGGAGACACCGCTAGGACCAGGAACCCCAGAAACACCCGAAACACCCGAAGCGCCCGACGGCCCTGTTGCGCCGATAACTCCGCTGACCCCCGAGATGCCTGAAATTCCGGAAACGCCCGAAACTCCACTAACCCCAGATACGCCACTGGGTCCTGTTGGACCAACAACACCTAAAGAGTCAACATTGAGCGCCCACTTACCATCCGTGTATGTCCACGTTTTGCCGTTTACGGTGTGGTTGTCACCTGGTGCAGGTGAGTTTGGGAAATCAATAGCCATATGCCCCTATTTTACACTATGTTCCTATTGAGCCTTGGCCCACTGAATGACTTTTCGGCTTGTGTGCTGTGCAATGCAGTTGTCCCCAATTGAGGTGATGTCATAACCAAGCGACTCAACATAGGCAATAATCTCCTTACGCCGTTCTTGGTACCAGTCCATAATGCTCCACGTCTCAAAGATGATGGGTGGATAATTGTTTGCCTTGAGGGTTTCTAGACCGCCCTTAATAACAGCCAACTCAAGACCCTCAACATCTATCTTGATGAGCCTGATGTTCTGAAATCCGTAATCGTCCAGTCGGTCAATCTGTATCTTTTCCAGCCTGCCCTGACTGGCGCAAACATTGTTATTCTCTTGAACGCCAGCATCCAGACTGAAAGCACCGATATTCACTTCAACGGAATAATCAGGAGTAAATATTTCAACCTCAGCCGCAGTCTCTCCGAGACCCTTGTTTGTCAAATGAACATTCTCTAGGCCATTCAAAACAACATTGGCGCACAACTGATAGAAAACTATCCTCTGTGGTTCAAAACCGTAGAACTCAATACCAGGGAATTGTTTAGCCAAAGGAACAACATAGGTTCCGATATTGCTGCCGATATCTAGGACTACTCCGTCCTTGTTGTCTCCGACCAGGATTGTTGAATAATATTCCAGCCATGCGTCATGACCGGCACCTGACCGAAGCCCGTCACTGATTACGTCAGGCTTATCAAAGATAAGGAACTGGTTTCCCCTGCATTGAACTACGAGCATATTAGGCAGCATAGAAATTTATTCTAAACCCACCAAAAGTGTTTTAGGATAGAAAGACTGGCCAAGATAACCCAAGCCACATTGAATAGAATGATTGTAGGAAGAGTCTTTTCGGTAGATGACCAAATCAGGGCAATGCTTGAAGCGATAGCGAAGATATAAACCCACCACCACTGGTAGCCAAGAAGCAAGCCGGGAAAGATAATGGCGATTTTGGTAGCAAAACCCCACGCCTCTACGATGTTGGGTTTAGTCCAATACCCCTTGTGAGACATTGTCTTGGTTGCTTGTATTACTTTGTTTATCACGTTCTATCTACTCATGTCATTTACGAAAGCACGGGCTTCATCGGCGCGATATTGCTCGTACTGTTTTTCAATTGATTTTTCTTCTACGACTGGTTTTTCTATTAATTTTAGATGAGAATTTTCTTTTTTGTCATATGCATGACTGGCCCAAGGACCGTTGGCGTCAACGTAATGATAGAACCCTTGAATGTGGTACGAATCTTGAGGGACGTTAAATACGGGTCGGAAATGATTTACTTCCATTCCTTTGTACACAGCGCCGTCTCCTGGCTTCATTGCAATAGGGGTATCGCCCATAACTAGGGGCCACTCATAGTCTTTGCCACGGTAGTTGTACTCATAGCAAACGCTTACAGATATTTCGCAAGCAGGTCGGTCTATGTGTGGAGTCAGTTCCTGACCGCGTCTATAAACCCTGTAAAAAGAGTATGTAGGAATTAGTGATAATCCTGTAACTTCTTCTACCTTCTCTTTATAGTCAAGCAATAGGGACTCCATTAAGAAGTCTGCATAAACAGCGTGAGCATTGATTACCTGTGCTGTATCTGGACTGAAAGAATATGCTTCTTTCAGGAGTGCGTATTTTGACACAACAGACACGACAGAGGCGTCTGCAAAATTGGGCACATAGACATAGTTGTCTGTAGAAAAGTTTTCAGACTTACTCATAGCGCAGCCACGTGACAAGAGAGTATCTGATTCCCTCACTTACGGGGTGAACAATATGTGGAAATGAATAGCAAGACGGAAAAAACACGACGTCGCCAGCAGACGGTTGGTACGTTATTCCTAGAGTTGGAAACTCTAGTTTTCCTCCCTCAAAGTCGTCGTTCAAAAAAGCAATCATGGACAGGACCCTGTCTTTGTGGTCACCACCACAATCAAAGTGTTGCTTATATTGTGTTCCTTTTTCATATTTTAAAATAAAATACCCTTCATCAACCAGTCCGCCCAAACTGTGGTGTTCGGCATATTCTGAAGTGGCTCCAGTAACTGCGTTAAAAACATATTCATCAAGTTTCTGTGTACCGCCATCAATTATGATGTGGTTTGGTAAGTGTATTAACTTGTTGCTTCTGTATAGATTCTGAATATTTGGATTGTCTCTATCTTCAAAAGTGCTGGCGTATACCCAGTTTAAAGAAATGTCGCTGTCTATTGCTTTTTCTATAGAGTCAATAATAATTTTAGGTTCACTCAACAACTTGTCGTAAACCCATAACGAAGGGTGTAGTACTTGCATTATTTTTCTTTTTTGGCTAGTTCAGTATCCACTCTGTGCTTATGCCGTCTATATGGTCCTGCGGTTCCTAGTGAAGGCATGATGTATCCCGACCCAAAGCCACTGTTTGCAACATACTTAAAATAAGATTCGTCTTCAAACTCAATGGATGAAAGATTAGTGCTTCGTTTAAATGGGACTACCTGCATCATAGGAGTTCCATAAGGAATCATAAAGTCTGTATTTGCTTTTATGTTTAAAACGATATTACTTACATGATAAAAATCTGTATGAACTATTGCTGGCAAAACATCATAGTTCTCGTTTGGTTCCCAAGACAATGGGAGTATCAATGATGACCATCCTGGAGCAGTTTCAAAACGCCACGGACTTACAATTTTTGGGTATTGCATATTCTCTAGTTTGCGAATACCAACAACAGGACATCCTGGCGTGTCCTGAACAGGAAATCCTTGAACCGATATGTTTTCAAGTGGTGGATTCATGTTCTCCATGCGTGATTCCCAGAAACCACCTTCTGGGTTTGGTCTGAAAAATAGATTGCTCCAAAGAGGAACAGTCATTCCCGCTGAAAGATAGTCATTAACGCCTGCACACTTTTTTAAACCTGCACCGCTTGGCATTGTCTTGTACCACTTAGGCATTGTTAGTTGTGAGTTCAAATACGGAGGCATCTCCATTAGACGATTGTCTTCTGGGGTTACTCTAATATGTCCTGGCTTTACTGGTTTTTTCTTTTTCACTGTTTATATTCCTCGTCTAGGTGACCAATCTCCAGCAATCCAATCTTGTGGTCAATCAGTTCGTGATTGTGTCTAGAGTTCCTAAAGTTGTCCATTTCCATATTGACTTTTTGCCGTAAATTTAGTCTATCAAGAGCAAGTGATGATGGCTCTTTCGGCAACAACCCCTGCCCCTGCATGACGTGAACTAAGTGAGGGACATGAAACATTAAGTTAGGTTCTTGGTATGGGTCGTACCTGGATGGTGCTTTTTCTGACCATAAATCAATTAATTCTTCAAGTTCGTCATTTAGTGGCATTGTTGCTTGGTCTGTCCAGAATTGGGTATCTCGTCTATCGGAAACATAGTGCAGTCTAATCATTGTAAGAATGTTTCTCATTGTTTGCGTAATTGTTTTATTGTAGGCAATTTGCATTTTTGATGACTTTTTAGTGTATGAAGCAACGTTTTGAATAAGAACCTTTAATTGAATTAAAGTACTTCCAATACTGGTGGCTTCCAGTGGTTCAACAAACGACGAAGCAAGACCCACGGAAACACAGTTTTTTACCCACTGATTTTTTAAGAACCCTGCGTCGTATTTAAAAGTTTTAGGATTTTCTGGGACCTTATACCCGGTCATCGCTTCCGCTTCTTCAATAGCCTTGTCTGTAGAGATGTGGGCGGAAGAAAAAATGTAACCATTGCCGCGACGTTCTTGTGTTGGTATTTCAAACATCCACCCAGAAGATGCTGCTCTTGCACGAGTATATGGTCGTATTTGCCCATTAGGGTCGGACTCTGTTGGAAAAGCAATTGCCGAGTCACAAAGAAGATATGGTGAAAAAGACTCCCACTCCGTATTTCCTAGTTTTGTCATAAGTACTCTAGAAAAACCAGTAGCGTCAATCCAGAAATCAGCAGAAACAATTGATTGCTGTTCTGTTGTTACGGAAGATATTTCACCAGTTTCAGAATCAAGTTCTATTGAATCTACTTCAGCATCAATAAACTTAATCATTCTTGAAAAACACAAACCAGTTAAGTAGTCATTCAGTTTGTTGGTATCAAAATGAAACTGGTTTGTTGTCATGTGAATGTTTCGTCTACCAATCTTGTTTTGCACAAGACCAACACTTCCAGTTTGGGAAGTGATTAGTTTATTGGAATCAATAAAACCTGCATAGGTAGCATATAAGCCGTGTGCAAAGATTTCATCCACTCCGCCAATGCTATGAAAGTAGTCAGGAGTATGTGTTGTCCAATTTTCAAAACGAAGACCATACTTGTGGGTTGCACTTGTGTTTTCAATGAGTTCACTAGTTGGGATGTCGCATTGATTCATGAACTCACGCCAATGTTCTGTAGAACCTTCGCCAACGCCAATAATACCTATTTTGGAAGAGGAGATTATTGTAATTTCGGAGTTCGTAAAAGCCCGTCGCAGCATTAAGGCAGAAACTAACCCAGCGGTTCCCGAACCAACAATGCAAAACGATAAATTGTTATTCATTTTTACCTACGAATATGCGATGTAAGACTTGATGTAATTAACATCAAGAATCCACTGACTCTGTGTCAAGTCGGTGAATGGCGGAATTTGCTCCAATATTTCCATAGGAGACAAGGACAACTCTATACCATGCCTAATGCAGATTTCGTATATCTTTGATTCAATGTACTGCCGTTCCGAAGAAAGTACTTCTTCTGGGACAACGGGAGGAGAAGGGTGGTTGTGCACCAAAGCATTTAATGTTCTGTATCGGTGGGTGCCCTTTATCCAGTTCAAAAAAAGTGGCCCAACACTAATTTGCTCAGTAAAACCACTGCGAGCATTTTCCTGATTACTAAAGTAACGGTACAGGGGCATGTCTTCTTGATGCTCAGATATTTCTGCTAATACGTTTTCTGGTATTTGAAGAGTGTTGATGTAGTTTTTGCACAGTAAAGCAACCCTGTCTGTGCTATTGAATGGTTCGTCAGCAAGGGACGCCCATTCAATAATGAGTTTCATTAGACCTGTCAATGTTTTAGACATGCTTGACACAGCAGGCCAATCCCTAAAAGAGGTCCCCAATCCAGGCACCGCACCATACACGATATTCCCAACACCAGCAGAGGCAAGCATTATCGTGGCCTTGGTAATGTGTTTAAATAAAGAAATATCTGTTGGCGTAGGACGTACACCGTCTTCTAACAAAAGCATGGCAGGTCCGTATTTCCCTGCATCACAACGGTCAACTAACTGAAGAGCCTCGGTTTTTACAAAAGCAGGGGTCATCACCTTAGACGGCATTATGCAATACATGTCTTGTTCTTTAATATCTTCTTTGGAAAGATGTTGCAAAATATCGTCGTAACAAATAGCGTCAATAATTGACTCTTTGTTATCACAAACTAGAACGTAATTAAAGTCCCCTGAATAAGGGTCTAGTTCTTTAAAAGCAATAATTATTTTATCCGCTGAAGTAAATACGTCATATTCGGTGTACTCAATATTCCCGCTAGGCGTCGGGGTATACAGCCTAAAATCAGTTACGCTATCAAAACTGTAGTAGCACTTATAATTTGCTGTATCTATTAGCGAAATATCGCTCATTTTTTACCTTTTATGATAGTTCGGCAATTTTTGCTTCTGCACGTGCAATGTTGGTCAATAACGACCTTACTCGTGCTTCATTACCTGTTGGCGGTTCTTCAGGTACCCAGGTTGCTAAGTCAAATTCGTCGGGGTCAATCCCTAGTCCTACAAGGAGGCCGTACACTTCATTAAGCATATGCCTCTTCGTCTCCCTGAGTGAGTTAAGTTTTTGTTCTGCAGTTAAGTTGAATTCCATGATTTCTCCGTTTTGTTAAGCGTTAAGAAGGATATAAGTAGTTCCAGAAGAAGCCGTATAAACATCGGATACTGCTGTAGTGCCAGAACGCACATCGTAGGACAATCCAGACGGTGTAGTTTCTGTCAAGATAAGAATAGCACCACCGCCACCTGCTCCGCCTCTTACTCCACTTGCGCCTGTAACTGAAGGTGAACCCGCTCCACCTGCTCCGCCGTTTCCTCCGGCTCCACCAATGCCACCTGCTACGCCAGCGCCTCCAGCACCTCCGGTACCTCCAGTACCGCCTCCGCCTCCTGCGCCTCCATGACCGCCTGCGCCACCTGCTCCCCCAGCGCCTCCAAGACCTCCTGCGCCACCTGCGCCACCTGCGCCACCTGCGCCACCTGCGCCTCCGGCCCCCCCAGCGCCTCCTGCGCCTCCGGCTCCGCCTGCTCCACCAACGTAATGAACGGTTGGATTGGCGTGGTGATGAGCATGAGAGGGCACGTGCTGTTGATGATGTGGATGTGTAGTGTGATGAGGATGAGTGTGGTGATGTCCACCATTAACATGATGGTGACCACCGGGCGTAGTGTGGTGACCGCCATTAACAGTATGTCCAGCATAATAACCAGACTTAGCGTTGTGTGAATCACAACAATGATGGTGTGGGTTTACGTGGTGATGAGGATGAGTGTGATGATGAGGGTTCACATGATGATGCCCACCAGGGGTATGATGGTGGCCATTAGGGGAGTGATGTGGAGTTGAATGGTGAGTTTGGCCAGCCGAATGCGGAGTAACCGTGTAGTCGGGCGCTTTAGTTCCGGCGGCACCCGTAACTCCAGTAGCACCCGTCGTTCCTGTGGCTCCCGTCGTTCCTGTGGCTCCAGTTGTTCCCGTGGCTCCAGTGGTTCCTGTGGCCCCAGTGGTTCCTGTGGCTCCAGTTGTTCCTGAAACTCCTGAAACCCCCGAAATGCCACTAACTCCAGCAGCGCCCGTTGTTCCGCTTACACCGCTTACACCAGAAACTCCCGAAACTCCGGAAACCCCAGATGCACCAGATGCACCAGTGAGACCTGTTGCGCCGACAGCACCAACCATTCCAAGAGACATTACTGTTCCGGTACCTATGATTGTCTTGGCAATGATGGCAACTACTGGTCCACCCGAACCGCCCGTTCCTCCTGAGCCGCCCGCTCCAGCAATTCCTGTTGCACCGGTTGCTCCACTTGCGCCGCTTGCTCCGCTTGCACCGCTTGCACTAGTTCCGCCTCTTGCTCCGCTTGCTCCGCTTGCACCGCTTGCACCTGTTGCGCCACTTGCCCCACTTGCACCAGTTCCGCCTCTTGCACCAGATGCACCACTTGCACCAGTTCCACCTCGGGCACCACTTGCCCCACTTGCACCAGTTCCGCCTCTTGCACCAGATGCACCACTTGCTCCCGAATAACCCCTACCGCCAGCAGCGCCTACTGTTCCACCGTCAGTAGGGTGGCCTCCCGCCGTTCCTGTGGCACCTACTGACCCCACTGGACCCAATAGTCCTGTTGCACCTGCTGACCCCGTTGCGCCTAAAAGTCCTGTTGCACCTGCAAGTCCTGTTGCACCAGCAAGTCCTGTTGCGCCTGCGGCCCCCGCCGAACCAGCAAGTCCTGTTGCACCTGCAAGTCCTGTTGCACCAGCAAGTCCTGTTGCACCTGCAACTCCTGTTGCGCCTGCAAAACCTGTTGCTCCACTAATGCCAGACCACGGTGCGGTTGGAACTGGAGTTGTTGCGCCCGTAGCGCCAATCGTTCCCTTGGAACCTCCTGCTAATGGGGTGGGTGTGGGGCCGTAGACAGCATCAATAATTGCGCCACCAAGCATTGAAGTAACACTTTTAAGAAGATATGTAGGAAGAGCACTGACGTTTGGGTCGGTGTTTCCTCCGCCTTGTCCACCTAGTCGGTAAGTAATGGCACCAGAAGTGTGACCAGACAATGTTCCAGAAGACACAGCAGAGGCTGAACTAACAATTGTTCCATTACTAGAACCAGCAGTGTTACCAGTGACATCACCAATACCAACAACACCATTAATAGTTGCAGTACCTTTAACAAATATTTTAAAACCTGCGGTAAGAAGAATGTTTCCCAAAGGAACAGTTAGTGTGTTGTAGTGCATATCCCTTGTAAGGGTTACGGTTCCACTGATGGTTACGTCGCCATCTGCGCCATTTCCGTAAACAGCGTCATTTCCTGAACGAACAACGCTTGTTTCAATTCTTGAAATTGCCATAGTTAGACCTGCTGAATGTAATTTACAGTTCCAGCGTTTGCTCCGGTTACATCTGTTGAGATAGTACCAGGGAGTGCGCTTGCGGAAGAGACTATGAGTATGACGCCACCACCAGCGGGTGCAGTTGCTGGTGCTTGAATATATCCAGTTCCAGATGATGGACCGCTGATGTAACGAGCAGCAAGGATGACAACTCCGCCACCTGCCTGTCCAGTACTACCAGCGCCTCCACGAAGGAACATAGGTCCTCCTGTTGCCGTTATGGTGTATCCAGTGATTGCCTGCATTGGTTGTTTGAAGTAACCAAGTCCACCCATTGTTGCATGAGGCGCAGTGGCTGTATAGGTTGCAGTTGCGTTACCGCCAAGACTGTGTGTCACTGACGTAGTTGCTGCTCCACCTTGCATGATTGAACCCAAAGATGCGTATCCAGTCGTAAAGCCAACAATAGAACTTGTACCAAAACGTAAGGTTCCCTTAACAAAGATTCTGTAACCGTTAGGGGCCAGACGAACGCTGTTGCCCAATGTCAAATCGTTAAAATACATATCTCGCGTCATGGAGTAAACGCTCGCAGATGGAACCATGCTTAAGACTGTTGTTGTTCCGTCTAAGGTGGCATCACCGTCAGCACCTGTTCCGTAGATGGAGTCAACGCTTTCGTTGAAGTAAGCGTTCCATACATAACCGTCCCATTGCCAACTCTTAGGGCCAATAGTAAAAATCTGATATTGATACGGAGAAGCAGGAAAAGTAATCGCTGACATTAAACACCACCAATATCTTCAACCAGTAAATACGCAGGTTCTGTTGCTGACGCTTTCCATGTTGTGTTTGTGGCTGCATTGGACACCACACGAGCAAATACAGTTTGCGTACCTGCTGCAAAAGTTGTAACACAACTACAAACGCTGCCCTGTTGAAGGCTTGCGGAAGGGTAATAAATTAATGTATTTGCAATAATTGTTCCGCTAGTAGTAGCGGTTCTTAGGTAATGGTTGTTTACTGACGCATTTACGCCGTTATCTACTTTTCCCTCTACCCATGTTATTTTGTAGTAACGATTTGCAACCGCAGTCCATGTGACGCTAGCCCGTGTTACTTCAGTACTGCCATTACTTGTTATGTTGCTTGTAATGTTGGCTAAAGCCACAACACCTCGTGGTGCCTTGGTTAGCGCAGAAACAACCTCAACCCACGCTGAGCCACTGTATAAATAGAGAAGGTCTGTGTCAGTCTCATAAATCGTCTGACCTTCCCACGGTGCAGATGGACGAGTAGACGAAGTAACTGGTAGTGGCGACATTGCACCGCCACCTAGTTCAACCCAAGCAGAGTTGTAGTAGATGTACGAAGAACCGGTAGTTGTGTCAAACCAAACTTGACCAGCAGTTGGTGATACTGGTGCAGTTGCAGAACTTGTAATTCCTATAGGTCCTGTTGGTCCTGTTACGCCCGTTGGTCCTGTTGGTCCTGTTGGACCAGTCGCACCTGTCGTGCCACTCACGCCCGAAACACCGCTAACACCAGATACTCCAGAGACTCCTGAGACTCCTGAAATTCCGCTAACACCGCTTACGCCCGATACGCCTTGAGGACCTGTCGGACCCACTGGTCCGATACCGCCGGTTTCTGCGAACTCAATTAGGTCTGTGCCGATTTTAATAGCACCGCCAGCAGCAGTTCCGTAATTCGTTTGAATGAACGTTTGACCTGCATGGTCACCTTGAGCAACAAGAGTAAAGTCTCCGTTTTCAACTTCGCCAGCAATACTGTTATCAAAGTCAGTTGCGCGAGTGAACTTAAATTTAGAACCCGCCGAACCGAGACTGGTTACGGTGTAAATACCGTTTTCAACTTTATTTGTTCTTCCCGAAAAAAGAACACGGTCACCAACAATGATTGTTGCTCCGCCGACTGTAGAAATAGCACCATTAGCATTTGCTTCAATGTAGGCACCAATACCAAAGCCTTCACTTGCATCTGCAGTTCCAGCAAAGTAAGTACTTGCGTCTTGCGTGTCTTGAACTGTTACGACAGATGCGTGAGCGTTTTGTGCTCCAGGAACACCAGAAACTCCGCTTACGCCCGATACGCCACTAACTCCAGAGACACCAGAAACACCCGACACCCCTGAAACTCCAGAAACGCCCGTTGCTCCGATTACTCCACTGACACCCGATACTCCAGAAACGCCCGAAACACCAGATACTCCGGAAACTCCAGAAACGCCTTGAATTCCCGTAGGACCAGTCGCTCCCGTTGCACCTATGACACCACTTACACCACTGACTCCGCTTACACCTTGTGGACCAGTAGCACCAATAACACCGCTGACGCCAGAAACTCCAGAAACTCCACTGACTCCGGAAACACCACTGACACCTTGAGGTCCAGAACTGTAGGCAAGAGAAGTCCAAGCAGTTGTACCGGTACCTACCTTGAATTTACCTGTATCGGTTTCTGCGCCGAGTTCACCTACAGCAAGCGTTGGGTTTGCAGCCGTCCACTCTGCGGCGGTGCCACGTCTAAATTGAATCTGAATAGCCATCAAACACCTCCTGAATCAAGCGAAGTAATGCCACCGTAATTGGTGGACGGGAAGCCCCCATCAATATTAGCAATAGAAACCCCTGTTGGACCTATAGGACCAGACGGACCTACCGCGGTTTGGGCTTGTAGGTTCCATGCGCCAACCGTTGTTGAATAAACCCATGTTTTATCGCCATTGGTGAATACTTGCCCGTTCGTCGGGGATGTAGGAAAGTCTATTGTAGGCATTATTCAGGGTTCCATTCTTCAGTGGTGTTACCTTCAGCAACCCACGCAAGATACGCCTCGTGTAGAGGGTTTCCATCGGGGATAACAATTCCTGAGTCATAGTAAACAACTCCGTTGTCATCTATCTGAAAATTATAATGACTTAGTTCCATCACAACTCCGCACTTACCCATACTGCTGTATTCAAAATACCCATTGTGTAACCCACTGGCAACTGATTACCAGTATTGTTATCAGACGAGTATGCCAATGTTTTAAAACCTACAGTGGTAGTTGACTGTCCTGATTGGTAAACCAGCACTCTGGAAATATTAGAACCTGCACTGTATTGATAGAAATCAAACGAGTGACTACCGCTTCCTGCTGAAGTATAAGCAGTTGGGTCTACTCTCATTGTTACTGGAAAAGAATGACTTATCAGAAGATTCCCACCACTTAAACCGACATTCCAATATTGATTAACTGCTTTTATGTTTCCTGCTGGGATTACATGAAAATACCGTTGGCATAGGGCTAGTTCTACACCGTATGGTCGTTGTTCAAATGGGGTTGGCTGTGTGTTTGCTTCTAGCTGTACACCAGTCAAATAAAAAGTTGCACCGTTGGTACTAATCCAGTTAACACCGCCAGAAGTTTTAGGCGTAAAAGAAGTTTTCCAAGAATTAACAGCACCGACAGCATCTGCCCCTGAGCCTAAATCAAACCAAAGACTTAAACTTTCAGTGTTGTTGGTGCTCCATGAACCACTTGTTTCTCCAGGGATTGTTATAATTTCTTTTTCCCAAGTGTTGGCAGTCGTAATAGTGTAAGTAGCGGTATACATTCTTGAAGAGGCAGGGTTCTTGATGGATACTGTATATGTCCCAGCAATACTTGAGCGAACCCAGAAAGAAAGAGTTACCGTTTTTGCACTAGCAGTCCCCCATCCCAAATAAGCGGTGTTTAAACCTTCCATAAAGTGACGTAAACCGTAGTAGGCATCACTGCTAGGGGTGGTTGCTGCTAAAGATGTTAGTAAAGTTGAATATGCAAATTCACCTGGTGCAACTGTTGATTGAATCATGCTTAATTTAGCATTAAGTGAACTGTATGTTGCCCAACGGTCCAATCCAAACACGTTATTAGCAAAACCACTGTTGACGGCAGTGGTGCCTCGTTGAGAAATGCGCATATCGCCGTTAATGATTAAGTTGCGGAAACCAGACACTTGACTTGTTGGTTCAAAAGTATCTGTCGCATCGTTGTAGGCAAGAACTTGACCAGCGGTTGCACCAAATGGTCTTATACTTACGCTTTCATTGGTAACGTAATTAGCCCACTCTACTCCATCGTAGTTTAATTCAAAAAAGTTATCAGCATCTAGGCTGTTGACATAGCCATAGGTTAGTTCCGCGTTTGAACCAGCCCCATTGTTTACCCCAACACCATTTGTGTCAAATGAACCAAAGCGCCCATCCGTTGGATGAAAAATCAGAGAACTAGGACTCAAGTCCACATAGTCACTAACACCTGCTTCACCTAAGCGAAGGTACTGGTTAAATGGTCCAGACTGCCAGTTGGTGCCATCCCAAATGAGTGGTTGATTTTGCACTGGAGTAGCAGCAGATACATCACTAAGGTCGTCTATCGGACCGTTGGGTCCAGTAGCACCAGTTGTGCCACTAACGCCAGAAACTCCACTGACGCCAGAGACGCCAGAAACACCAGAAACGCCTTGTGGGCCAGTTGGGCCAGTATCTCCAATTGCACCACTCACACCCGAAACACCGCTTACCCCTGAGACGCCAGACGGTCCTGTGGCACCGCTAACCCCAGAAACACCACTAGCACCTTGTGGACCAGAAGGACCAACAACACCGCTGACTCCAGAAACACCCGATACTCCGCTTGGTCCAGTAGCACCAGTATCGCCAGAGACTCCGCTTACTCCTGAAACCCCACTAACACCAGAGACACCACTGACGCCCGAAGGTCCGGTTGCGCCAGTATCTCCCTTGTCGCCAGTGCGAACAAAAGTGATGATTACATCTTGTCCAGATGTCCACGAAGGGGATGAGCCAGTTAGGTAAGAAACAGGAACTTTGTAGTAAGTAGACGCAAATGTGTGAGAACCTGTAATTGCGTAGTAAACAAACTGTGCAGAATCGCCAATTGCCTCAACTCTAAAATGACCTTTAACTGCAGATGTTGAATCGTCAATTGTTTCAAGGTACGCGGACACATCGTTAGACGTAAAGTCAACTGGGTCTATATATAAAAATGTTGCAGTTGCTAAAGCCGAGTCAAACTTTAAGTTTGTAGCACCCGGGTCGGTGTCGGCAGTGTTGGTTAGATAGTTATAAGAGAATGTTGCTCCACCAAATGAACCAGTAAGACCAGTTGCACCAGCAACGCCACTTACACCAGAAACTCCTGAGACGCCCGAGACTCCGCTTACTCCAGATACGCCCGAGACTCCGCTTACACCAGATACACCAGAGACGCCGCTGACGCCCTGGGGGCCAGAAACTGTTGAGTCAGCACCACTCACGCCACTTATACCGCTTACTCCCTGAGGTCCGCTTGGACCGCTTGGACCAGTAGCACCCGTTGGTCCAATATTTGCGTTACCAAACTCAACCCATTGAGAAGTATTGCCATCATTATAGTAAATATAGGTTCTGCCGTTGTCAGAGTTAAACCAAACATCGTTTACTGACGGTGAAACTGGAGCAGTTGCGGAAACAATATAGGAACCAGAAGCGCCTATAGGACCAGAAGGTCCAGATGGACCAGACGGACCAGTGGGTCCAATCTGTCCTAGAGGCTGTGCTCCAATTTCAATCCACTGGGAATCGTAATAAACAAAAGTTTTACCAGAGTCGGACTCAAACCAAATCTGGCCAGCAAACGGGGTGCCTGGGGCACTATCAGAGACCGTTGCGCCACCTGCAGCATTGGAGTTAACCCACGCAGTTCCGTTGTATTGCAGAACTTGGTTGGTAGCAATGCTTGTTATGGTTACGTCTGTTAGGTCATCAAGGGAAGCGACTGTTGATGCGACTCCTGGAACAAACTTTGTTCCGTTGAATTTAAGTACTTGGTCGCTTGCCGCGCCGGTTGTGTCTACTTCAATGCCATCAATGAAAAGAGTAGGAACCTTGAAGGTGTCGTCTGTTTTAAGGACGTTCGCTGCATCGCGGTAGAGGTTTACGTCTCCACCGCCAGTTCCGTCACCCCAGACAAGACGACCGCCTCCTTGAATCTGGAGTCTTGCAAAAGTTTCTTGGTCTACAAAAATTGTCAACCCATCGGAGCCAGCAGAGGACAACTGCTTAATGGCGATAGGGGTTATAAATTTTTGAGCCATGACCTCAGTCGTTTCTCTTGTTAGTGCCCCTCAGGGCTAAGCATTAAGCCTTTTTGCCGAATGCTTTGTCGTTTGGATTCAGGTAACGCATAATAACAGGAAGACCTGCTGCCCAGAGAGCATTCGCTGCCATCTTGATGTCTCCTGTTGAAGCGTAAACCGCGACTGCTGCGCCAAGGACGCTTCTTGCGTACGATGCTGCCATTGCTTTTTGTTCTGCTGTAATTTTCATATTTCCTATCCGGTCACTACGATTGTGTAGTCGCCTGCGCCGATTGCCCCTTGTAGGACTACGGTTACTGTGTCTGTTGTTCTGTTTGTGACATCCCCAATAACTATTTCCCCAGTTGACACTTGAAAAATTTGCACCATTACAACAGTGGTATTAAAGTTATGTGTAACTACGGTAGTTGAAACGTTGCCAGAGTGCGCCAGACATGCTTTGCTTGCAATGCGAGCGAGCGTAGGAGTTGTGCTGGTGCGACCGGTGGCTTCAGCAGACGATGACGCTAAGTTGGTACGAGCACCAGATTCTGTTGAGGCGTTGGTACCACCGTGTGCTACGGCAACATCTGTTGCTGCCCAAGTACCAGTTCCGATTGTTCCGAGTGTCGTAATTGAGTCTTGACCAACGTAAGTTGATGCAATGTCAATCGCATCTGCGGTAATTGCTGTTCTGTTAGCAGTTACGTTGACATTGATTGTGTTTCCAGATTGACTAATCCCGTCACCAGCAGTAAATGAACCAGCACCAGAGAACTGAGTCCACGCAATGCCTGTTGAGTCAATTGTGATTGTTCCGTTTGTAGAAACAACAAATCCCTTATCTGAGTGAGTAGAACCTTCTTCAACAAAAGTGAACGTCCCAGGCTTTAGTTCGCCCGTATCGGCTGTTCCATTGGCGTCAGAAGAACGAGAAGCAGCCCCAGAAGCAACAGCGACATAAATGCCGTTTTCTGTCGCAGTACTTTGGTCCTTTACGAGAACGCGGTTACCAGCAACAAGCGTTACCCCGTCAATTACCTGTCCAGCGGCAAGGTCAGAAGCAATGTTAATTGCTCCAGTTGTGGCAACCCTTACCGACTGTTTGACATCAAGACCCTGACGGGCAGCGTCTACATATCCCTTGGTGGCAATGTGTGCGGCATCCGTTGGGGTAGCAACTTTAGCATTTCCGTTTGCGTCTCTTTTGACCAACTTGGAGGCAGTTGCATCTGAAGTTGCGTCTGTAAGCATTTGCCACATTGCCGCAGGCAGCAGACCGGCACTGTCTGTATCTGCAACATTAAGAGTGAGAGTTACCGTACCATTTGACTCGGAAACCGTAAGCGCTTCTGCGATTCCAGCACCGCCACCAGAAACAATCGTGTGAGGAAGAGATTTAAATGCAGAACCTGTGTACACCTTGATGGTGTCGGTAGCCGTATCGTATATAAGACGACCTTCAAAATTGCCCGATGCTGGTTCGGTGGCCAGTTTTTCAAAAGTGGCATTGACTAGTTGATTTTGATTAAGGTCAATATTTGTTAAAAATTTTTGTGCCATTTTTCCTCCACCTTACGTGAGATATGCTTTTCCAGAAAACGCCGCAGAAAACGTCACCGTAATCCGAGTATTACTATTGTATTGTACCTCACCAAATACATGTGTATCTGCAGAGTCCACAATGGTTACCTGTGGCCTGCCCCCGAGTGTGTGGTCTATTACCCAAGTTGCCGCTGCGGTTGCCTGAGTAAATTCAAGTCTGTTTGTAAGAGTGTTAGAAGGAGAGGTTGAGCGAACAATAACAAGGTTCGGCGTATCTTGGTCAACGGTTACATTGTTTGGAGTATCTTGATAAACATTTACATTGTTTGGAACTGTGTTGCTCATCGTGTTACCTCAAGAGAAAGGGTAAATGTTCCCTGAATAACTCTTGATACGAGTCCACCAGAAGAAATAATTTCAAGGTCATAGACCCCACTAGAAGTAAGAGCCGCAGTGTCCGCAGCGCTTATACTTAGGCTTATTAAGCCAGCAGCACCGTTGAGGGTTATTCTTCCATTCTCTGTTGTCAATGTAATAAGTGGAGTTGTTGACTCAATTGTTCTCCTGACCTGCATTCGTGCCGTGTGATTGGTTAGCGGGTAAGCCTCGTATTCATCTGGATTTTGTTCTGTTGGAGTCCTTGGTTGCTCAAGGGCTATGGTGCGCGCAAAACTAGACCCTTGCTGACAAAGCATGTTGTAATTTCCTGCAATCATTTTTCCGCCCGCATTACGTTTATTTGGATATACATATTGTGCCTCATTAAGTCATCACAGAACAGCAGTCTTTAACACGCCGTAAATAGGGTCTCCAAGGATTAATGTAAATCTTTCTACTATTACATGCGTAATTGAATAACCCATAGGTCTTGCTGGTTCAACGACAGCCAATACTTCCGGTGAGCCAGAAAACTCGGCAAAGACTAGACTTGTGCTATTTAGGGTGATTGTTCCCGTTGTTGTCAAAGTAAACGCTTTACCGTTGTTTGCGGTTCCTCCACTAACGAAGAACAGCGCACCGCTGGCAACCTCCAATGCAGAAACTGCGTCAAAGTTGGTCGCACGACTCCAAGTACTAGCACCAACAATATAGACACCGTTTTGCGACTGAGTGCTCTGATTCTTTACAAGAACACGGTCGCCAGCAACAAGGGCTACGCCATCAATGGTTTGTGTACCCGAGAGCGTAATGTTGGCTGTAGTTGCCGCTTTAACGTTTGGTCTAATGTCAAGACCCGGAGTTTCACTACCAACCGTAGTGATTCTCATAGCCCAAGGGTTGTTGCCGTATCTTTGGCTAATGATTAAAGACTTTGTCCCAGTAAGAACAAATTCAGCAGCCTCCCGTATCGCCGACTGAGTTCCAGCGCCACGACCATATCCAGCAGGGTAAAGTTGCCAAGTTTTAAAATCAGCCAAATTATTGTTGTCTACTACCCCGGTATTGTTTAGATATATCTGATTTTTAATTTTATTTCCAGAAAATTGAGTTAGCCATTCAGTATTTTCGTTTCTAACATGTTCATAATCAACGAGCCTGCTTCTGCTCTCATAGGTGTTTAAGCCAACATTTGATGGTATTTCTCTTCTGTCGTACCTAAACCATTCACTGTACAAATTCATGGTGTCAGATACCGCATCGGTTAAAACGTCTACAAATCTAAAAAACGGATACGTCGGGTCCACTTCTTTACTATCGTAATCTTGGTAAAAATCAGGAATAAAAGGACGCATGCTTTGTATGACTGGAGAGTTTGCCCACGCAATATCATTTACTAAGTTAGGTGTTGATATGCGAACGTTTTTAGTGTTGTGATTTGAAATAGTCAAAACAACTTTGTAGTCAGTACTTGCTGGAGTATTGACGGAAAGGGTTATCTGATTTGACCTTGCCGCACCCCATGCTCCGCCCTGAATTGTCCGAGTGTTTCCAGCGTCAACTACTCCATTGTCGTCATAAATAGCAGCGTTTATAGTAAAACTTTCGTCTATTGAAAAGGCAACGCAAGTAAACACAAAAACACCAGCAGCGTCGGCTGCCTCAAAAACGTCATTGACATTTAGTGTCAGGACCATTGGGTTGGCTGAACTCGGGGAGGCTTCCAAAACGTAATGAGACGACCAGTAGTAGTCGTTTCCAGTCATTGTTATAGCGCCGTTAGAAATAGTCCAGTTATGGTTGGCGTTTATGTAACTTAAAGGTATTGCGCGTTGATTCTCAAGACTATAAGTTCTTAGCGCATCTTCGTCTAATAGTCTCTGTAGAGTTTTCATTCATCTACCGACACCAAGGTAACGGTTGTTCCCGCAATAGTCAAAGACGGCAAAGAACCTTTTTTTGTAAACAAAACGTTTTCATCAACGTCGCTTGTTCCACCAGAACCAGGAGTTACGGTCAAAGACTGAACATACAAAACTCCAGGAACGGAAGATGCTATAGAATAAAATTCTGAAAGTTTTATTCCTTCTGCAAATCTGTAGTTAACTGGGGAGAAGTAATTTGTCAAAACAGTTTCAACGTTTTCCTGAACTACTGTGCTTTCGTACGAAGAAGAATACGCAACCTGAATACTTACGGTAAGAGTGACTATGCTTGCATCACGAACTTCAAGTTCAAGACCAGCAACAGTTCTATTTTGAACATCAATTAGAATATCTGATTTTTGGTCAATGGTTAAAGTTGTGTTTATGCCGTATACGAATATTGTTACATATCCAGGTTCGTCGGCGTCTGCCCACTCAAGTCCGCTTGCAGAATTTGTAAGGTCGTATGCTTTGCATCTACTGACCGTTGTGGCAAAAGTTGATAATACATAGCCGTCAATTTGAGATGCGCGAGCAAAAGAAGAAGACAGAGAACCAAGAAATTGAACGGCTCTATTTAAAAACTGTTCAGTTGTTTCAGGGCTCGTGCCGTTGCTAATAAATTCATTAACAGTCGCCCCACTTATGCTTGACGTTGGGGTGTCAATCCCCAGAGCAGTGTTTACTGGAACAGGTAGAGTTGCACCTACGTCAATTGCTCGTGCTTCCACAATAACCGTGGGTAGTGCTTCCGTTCCGGTGTAGACAACCACAGGAATAGTTCCCTCTTCTATCGTCTCAAAGTAAATAGATTTTTGTTCACCAAGAAATTCATAGTCATATCTGACGATTGTGCCCTGAGGGACGATTGTTCCGTCATAGTCAATACATGTGAACTTCACGTCAATCACTGCCTGAGTGCCTTCGTTTATCTCAACACCCATCATTGCTACTAGACCCGCCATGAGCCTGTCTGGCAGTCTGTTGATTGCCGAAATATTCAAGGCTGATATGTACGAGACAGCCTGAAGTATTGCATCTTCTGGTGTTCCCTGTCTTGGCTGAAATTCAGGTAGCGCAATTTTTGCGTACTCAATTGAGTCTAAATAAACATCGGTTGGAGAGACGTCAAAAGGGACTAAGTAAACATATTCTGAAAAATCTATTGGCATACCAATTACCCACGCAACTTAAAAGAAAATTCTACACTAAGCCCACCGTTTGCGGTAAACGATGGGCTTATACCAGTTATATCTACTTCGGGAACAAATCTCGCAGCATTGATTATAAAGTCTTCCGGCTCAATCGGCGTAAAAGATGGGTCAAGAACGCCGAACTCTGGAGTTATTGGGTGCTCCCCTGGCTCTGTGAGTAAAGAAATTGTCAAGATTTGTTTGTAGAAATCAAAGGTTCCCTCTTCTACTCGCCTGAGTCCGGTATCGGTAAATTTAATTGGGAAGGAAAGACAGTCCATCTCTGTATTATCCCATACTCATGAGCCTGTTGGTCCATTGTTGAGGGACTGCTGATTGGCCACTCGCTGAGCAACGCTCTCAATTTCTGCCTGTTCTAACAATGCCTCAAGTAACGCAATTTTTTGGGCTGCTTCTGTAATTTGACGAAGTAACGAGTTAATCACCTTCTGGGCATCTACCTGTTGACCTTGTTCTTCCATTATTGTTCTCCTTCTAGGGCTTTTACCTTATCGCTAAGTTCTTTAATAGCCTGCACCATTGGTGCAATGAACTCAGTAATACCAATGTATTGACGGTCATAAACTGCATCTTCCGTACAAGCAACCAGGCCCATGTCAGGACCACCAATGTCGTGTATTCGTACATCTCTTGTTTCGCCAACAGCGTCTAATGCTGACCGTACATTCTGCGCAGTAAACCCGTAGTAGTAACCCTCTTGTGTTGCCTCAGGGTCGTCATCAGTTCTTTCTGTTAAACGCAAATACGAAATCGGTTCTAGAGATTCAATAAAGTTCAAGCCAACACTCAATGGTTCTATTTCTCGCTTGAATCTTTCGTCTGAACCAACTTCTAAGGTGCTGAAGTTCCATAACCAGTTCCAAGTACTGTTGTCCGTGTACATACCTGAGTAGTTGTATTGTTTCACCATGAGGGTTTGACCTTCGGGCGAAACAAATTCAATACCGCCCCAGTCTCCTGAACGACCATTAGAACCAACAGTTATTGAACCGTATGAGCCACGCTGTCTGCTTGCATTAGACGAGAAAGAACCATTAGCACGAATTTCAGCGTCAACGTAGAAGTTTTTACTGCCATAAGTACGAATCCATGAGGAGTCCGTCATGTGTATACCACCACCATGGGTTTGGTTATACCAACCTGTGTCACCCCATGAACGAAACCAATCTTTTGCGTAAATTTGATTAGCGCCGTGGTCTTGTGAGGTTGAAGTACCAATATTATTAGCATTCAAAAACATTGTTCCATAAAGCCAGTTATTACCTGTGGAGTAAATACCTGACGGATGGTATGAGGCGTTTCCTGTACCAGCAACGTTGGCATTGCCAGAAATTGAATACGCATTCAAGGCACCAGATACACCCATGCCTCCAGTTACCGAGGCTGACGATGAGCCAACAGACAGGGTGTTGTTGCCATTTCCCCCAATGTGAACACTGGAGTTATGATAAGTACGGACATAAACATTATAATCACTACCCGTGTTACCTACAAGTACATAACCATTCCTGCCTCTTACGCTTGCCCAAGTAGCATCTGCTGTCCACGCACCAAGTATTGCACCACCATTACCACTCGCAGTTACTGTTCCAGTAGCAGTAATAGACGCAAAGGTAGGAGATGCGCTTGTAGCAACAGATTGTCCAATACTTATAGTAACTGCACCAGTACCACTGGATACTCCCACCCCAGTACCTGCTACGGCTGAAGTAACGCCAGTATTGGTAATTGTTACGGCTCCCGTTGCTCCCGTGTTTGTACTTAAACCAGAAGAAGTAGTAATGCTTGTGACGCCACTTGAAGGACCAGTTGCGCCAGTTGTTCCGCTAACACCTGAGACGCCACTTACGCCTGAAACTCCGCTTACGCCCGAGACACCGGAAACACCAGAAACACCAGAAACACCAGAAACACCACTGACACCCTGAGGTCCAGAAGGTCCTCCAGAAGGACCGGTAGCGCCCGTTAATCCTGTCGGACCAGTTGCGCCAATGACTCCCGAAACTCCAGATACGCCCGAAACTCCAGAAACTCCGCTGACCCCCTGCGGTCCACTGGGTCCAGTAGCACCTATAACACCGCTAACTCCAGAAACACCACTAATACCAGATACGCCCGATGGTCCAGTTGGTCCACCGGCAGGACCAGAAGGACCGGCAGGACCAGAAGGACCCACTACTGTTGCGTTAACCCATTCCGTTCCATTGTAAGAAAGTAATTGACCGGGAGACGGTGTAGTTATTATCGGTGTAAATATGTCTCTTGCGTTTACGTAGCCAAGTACGTACATTTCGTCGTTGGACATGCTTGTAAAAGCGCAAAGAACCTGCTCGTCAACTAACAGGGGGCTATTAATGTTTGAATTAGCAACTCGTAGTGGACCTATCGTATTGCCGAGTTTTGGTATTGATACAAACACTCTTCCATCGGCAGCAATTGTTTTTACAATACCGACATAAATACCACCCATTGGGCTTGGGTGTGAAGAAGCCTTGCT